TTCAAGTTGTGTCTGATATCGATTCTCGATTTACAGACAATATTGAGGTCGGTGGGTTATTGCTATGTCAGAACTCAACCGAAAATATGCAAGCGAGACGCGATGCACAGAATGATCAAGCTAAAAGCCAGATGAATGCTGTGGACAACTCTTACTTGCGTAACTCAGACCCTCGTATGCCCGTTCTAAATCCAGAGCGGTCTACGCGATCTTCGTTTGGCAAGTAACCTTTCGGGGGAGCTTGCTTGGTTGAAACTTAAATTGTGAGGAAACAGAGCTATGGCTACTACAGCAGCTCCTTATGGCTTACGTCCTGTGCGTCGCGCAGACGGAACACCATACGCTGGGGCAACATCCCAGTTTCTCATCGATCCCGCTGGTGAAGCAACAAACCTATTTTATGGGCAAGCTGTTATCATTGGGGCCGATGGGTATATCGCGCTGGCTACAGGTTCAGGTGCAGACCTAACCTCTAACAGCATTTCAGGCACTTCAGGCGTAGGCGCAGTAGGCGTTTTCGTAGGTTGTGAATATGTAAACTCTTCAGGCCAACTCGTACAGGCTCAGTATTATCCATCAGGTACATCTAATGGTGATGCTATTAAAGCTTATGTTGTTGACGATCCAAACGTATTATTTCAAGCACAGCTTGATGCCGCTGGAGCGCAAACAATTATTGGCACAAACACATTCTTTGCAACAGCACAGTCTACCTCAACTGGTGATACATCAACAGGTAACTCTACGTCTGCATTGGATGCGACTGTACAAACCGCAGCGGCTGCATTCCGCATCGTTGCACATGTGTCACCTGCTAGTGATGCCTTCCCAGATGTTCTTGTTAAGTTCAATCCGGGCGGTCACCAGATGACAAATAACGTCGGCTTATAAGGAGATTAGACTATGGCTATATCACGCGCCCAGCTCCTTAAAGAGCTACTACCCGGTCTGAATGCTTTATTCGGTCTTGAGTACGATCAGTACGAGAATGAGCATGCAGAAATTTACGAAACTGAAAACTCAGATCGTAGCTTCGAAGAAGAAGTGAAATTGTCTGGTTTCGCAGCAGCCCCAGTGAAAGCTGAAGGTCAAGCGATTTCTTATGACAATGGTCAAGAACACTTCACTGCTCGTTACAACCATGAAACGGTTGCAATGGGTTTCTCTATCACTGAAGAAGCTATGGAAGATAACCTGTACGACTCATTGTCAGCTCGTTATACAAAGGCCTTAGCTCGCGCTATGGCGTATACGAAGCAGGTTAAATCTGCGTCTTTGCTTAACACAGGGTTTGATTCTTTCACATCAGGTGACGGATCATTCTTGTTTGCGACTGACCACCCGACAGTAGAGGGCGGCACAAACTCAAACAAACCTTCTGTTAATGCAGACTTGAACGAAACATCTTTAGAGCAAGCTGTTATTGATATTGCTGCGTTCACTGACGAACGTGGTCTATTGATTGCTGCACGTCCTCGTAAGTTGATCGTTCCACCTGCGCTTATGTTCGTTGCAACTCGTTTGCTGCAAACAGAGCTACGCACAGGTACAGCGGATAACGACACCAACGCATTGCGTTCGAATGGTTCGATCCCAGAAGGCTATCGTGTCAATCACTATCTAACTGACACAGACGCTTTCTTCATCACTACAGATGTTCCAAACGGCATGAAGCACTTTGTGCGTACTGCTATGCAGACATCTATGGACGGTGACTTTGATACAGGTAACGTGCGCTACAAAGCTCGTGAGCGTTACTCATTCGGCGTATCTGATCCACTAGGCATGTACGGTTCTCCGGGTGCTTAATTAGTTCAATAGAACTTTTGGAAGGGGCTGCTAACGCGGCCCTTTCTTTTTTTGTAGAATGTGTTATTCTGACTTTGGGGTAACATTAGCCTTGCAGACAGGATTCCACCCCACCTGACGTTGCACAGACTGCTAGGCGAAACCTTGTGCAAGGGGTATTAATATGGCTTCAACTACATTTTCAGGCCCAGTGACATCTACTGGTGGTTTTATCAGCGGTTCAGACTCTCTGGTTTCTATTGCAGCAGACGCAACAATGACTGCTGCTTCAAACGCAGGTAGAACAATGAATCTCAACATAGCATCTGGTGCTACTGTAACTCTACCTGCCGCTTCAGGTTCAGGAAACACATATCGTTTCTTTGTTCAAACAACCGTAACTTCTAACAACTATAAGATCCAAGTTGCTAACGCTAATGACACAATGTCTGGTGTTGCAGTGGTTGCGAATGACAGTGATGCTACAGCTTCTATTTTTGAAACAGCAGCAGATAGTGACACAATCACATTAAATGGAACCACAACAGGTGGTGTTCTTGGTGGTCAAGTAGAGATTCAAGATGTTGCGTCAAACAAATTTCGTGTTCTTATAAATCAAGCAGCAACAGGAACAGAGGCTACTCCATTTAGCGCAGCCGTTTCATAGGTGATTCATGGGTAAATTAACTGCAATGAAACCCCGTAAAGCGGTACGTGCTAGGAAAGCAGACGGAACATTAAAAGCTGATGATCCGTCAACTCCTGACGTAAACGAAGCGTGGGAAGGCGGCAAGGCTCCTAACAAGGATGCTAAGTCAGAAAATAAAAAGGAATAAGAGATGGGCAATAATACTATATCTCAGATTCATCAGGCTCACAGACATGAAAGTGGTTTTGCTGTTCTTGGTCGTCATAGAGTTAAAGAGATTTCTGTAACAGGGACATCTAGTGCGGGTCGTCTAGAAATTTTTGATACAGACACAGCTCCAGAGGCTGGAACTTACGCTCAATCAGGGACAACAGTTACTGTAACTGATACGGGTCACGGATTATCAACAGGTGATGTTGTTGGTATTGCATTTGAAACAGGTACAGGTGGAACGGCTCAACCGGGCAACTACACAATTACAGTGACTACAGCAAATGCGTTTACCGTAACAATGTTAAACAGTGACACTATTTCAGACACACCAGCTTGTCGATATGTTGCTTCGACTCCTACTGCTAATGCGTTTCCTAAAAGATGGCTGATGACTAAAGAGACAAGTGCTGCGGATACTTTTGCAAATACTTTCTCAATACCAAATCAGGGCTTTATATCAACGTATGGTGTCTATTTCCATATGTCTAATTTGGGTCATACGGATGTCTTCTACGAGTAAGTCCAAAAAAGGAACCATGAAAGGCCACACCATAAAAGGTGGTCATAAACGTCCTACTAAAAAGGGTGCGGGTATGACCAAGAAAGGTGTGGCTAAATATCGTAAAGATAACCCCGGTTCTAAACTCAAGACAGCCGTTACAGGTAAAGTAAAGAAGGGCAGCAAGGACGCAAAGAGACGAAAGTCATTTTGCGCTAGATCAGCAGGGCAGATGAAGAAGTTTCCTAAAGCTGCAAAAGACCCGAACAGTCGTTTACGACAAGCAAGAAAAAGATGGAAATGTTAGGATATTATAATGGCATATGAGAGAAAGCATCCTTCCCCACTTGTAGAGGCTATTGGAAAGTTTGCGCGGAAAAGAAAAGCAAGAAAAGATTCTCAGAAGGCTACAGAGGCCAATGAAGAAAAAGTTGCAATGAAAAGAAAGATTATGGAAGCAGAGGCCAAGGAAAGTAAAAGAAATTTCATGATGAAGTCTGATGGTGGAAAACTAAAAAGGTCTGTGGATGGTGTTGCAACTCGTGGATTAACCCGAGCTGCAACAAAAGGTTTTGGTAAAGTAGGATGACTATGTCTCGTTCTCAAATGGGTAGTCAGTTGGTTGGTAATCGTGTCTCTACAGGTGACGATGCAAAAGACCTTGATATCATCCGCATGGGGAAAGGTGGTAAGACTAAGAAGAAAAAGTCTAAGAGCCGTGTGAACGAAGCTGGTAACTATACCAAACCATCTATGCGTAAGCGATTGTTTAATAAGATTAAAGCTGGTGGCAAAGGTGGAGCGCCGGGTCAGTGGTCTGCTCGAAAAGCACAGATGTTGGCAAAACAATATAAGGCAGCAGGTGGTGGATACAGGAATTGAGAATGATTTACGCAGTTGGTCGCGTGAAGTATTAGAGGTTCCCAATGAACACCTCAAGGGGATGCCGCCGTGTCCTTATGCAAAAGAGGCATGGAAAAAAGAAAAAGTTTTTGTACTTGAGACAGATGATATAATTTTAACAACCTGTAATACTACTCAATTTTTTTACGACTATGAAAAAGATCTTTTAGTTATTGCATCTTTCAATATGCCAGACATAGATGAGTTCAGTGGATTTATAGACGAACTCAATAGGAAAGAGGAAACGCTGCACTGTATGGGGTTTCATCCTGAGTACGATGCAGAAGATGCAGAGTTAGATTTCTTAACGGATAACGATTGGGAGAGTTCTATAGATAAATCATATTGTATGATTTTTATTCAAGATCTTGAACAAGTTGTTAGAGCCAGTGACAAGCTGGAACGGTTGGGGTACTATAAAGTGTATCCTGAATCAGAATACCAAGAACTCGTAGTAGAACGGAAAAGGAGACTACAATGGCTATGAAACCTCGTGCAATGAAAAAGAAACCTATGGCGATGAAACGTGGTGGTGCAGCAAAGAAAATGATGCGCGGCGGCAGCATGATGAAAAAACCTGTGGCGATGAAACGTGGTGGTAAGTCTAAGAAAAAATAATGTCGTTAAAAAAGTCGCAGAAGAGTCTGAAGTCTTGGACAAAGCAGAAGTGGCGTACTAAAAGTGGCAAGCCTTCAACGCAAGGCGCTAATGCTACTGGTGAACGCTACCTCCCTTCTGCGGCTATTAAGTCTCTTAGCAGCAGTGAGTATGCAGCTACAACCAGAGCTAAACGAAAAGGCAAGGCGTCAGGTAAGCAGCATGTACCTCAACCTAAAAAAGTCGCAAAGAAAACAAGACGACACAGAAGTGTAGTCACATAGGAATTTATCATGGCAGTAGTAACACCAGACCTACCAGAACTATTTGAAGAAGCTTATGAACGGGCAGGTCTTGAAATGCGTTCAGGCTATGATCTCAAAACGGCTCGTAGGAGTCTTAACATTTTAACATTGGAGTGGCAAAATCGTGGGCTTAATCTCTTCACTATTGAATCTAGTACTCTATCCATTTCGGCAGGTACTGCGACTTATACGCTACCTTCGGATACGATTGACATCATCGAACACCAAATCCGCACAGGTACAGGTACAAATCAAACCGACACCTCCCTCCAAAGGGTCAGTGTCGCAACCTACGCCCAGCAAACCAACAAAGAAACGCAAGGTAGGCCGACCCAAATCTTCGTCCAAAGGCTCCCAACGGAAACAAAATTAACTCTGTGGCCTGTGCCTGATACTACAACTACATACACTTTATTTTATTACAGGCTCAAAGGAATAGATGGTTTATCTTCTGGAATAGGATCTACAGTTACATCTGTACCACCACGCTTTGTTCCAGCATTAGTTTCTGGCTTGGCCTACTACCTATCCATGAAAAAACCAGAGGCAGCGCCTCGCGCTCAAGCACTAAAGCAAGAGTATGAATTTCAATTTGAGTTAGCGGCAGGTGAGGACGAAGAGACAGCATCAATTAAATTTGTGCCTTTTGATACGTTTATGACAGGTGGTTGATGAGTTACGCGAAAGCTAAATATGCTTATGGTTTCTGTGACAAGACAGGGTTTCGTTACCCTTTGAAAGACCTTGTGCCTGAGTTTAATAACGGCGTGAAGACTGGGTTTCTTGTTGGTAGAGATGTTGTTGATCCAGATCAGCCACAAAATTTTCTTGGTCGTATAAAGATTAACGATCCTCAGTCTCTTAGGAATCCACGCCCAGATACTTCTCTACTAGAGAGTCGAGAGCTGTTTGGCTTTAATCCCGTGTGGAACCCAGCGCAGTATATGGTTGCGTCCGTTGGAAGAGTAACGGTTTCTATTACTGATACAGGTAATGAGATAGTCAATGTTACGGGAGTAGGTGCAACTTCTGCGGTTGGTTCCGTTACAGTAAGTACGCCAGTCCAAGATGCTACAGCATCACCTACAGGTGTGGCAGCGACTTCTGCTGTTGGCTCCGCGTCCGCTGTTGGAATTAGAGCAACATACTCCATAACTGTATACAATCCGGGTGGCGGGAATGTTTATTATCAAGATGGGTCACAGCCCGGCGGTGCTGGTAGAGAT